GCCCGATCGCTCCCCTTCACGCCGGGCGGCTTCCGGAGCGCGCACATCTCCGCCCAGCGGTGGCCGTGTCCTTCCGCGAGCAACCGCCGGTAGGTGCGGACGACCTCGCCGCCTGCCTGTCGGATTTCGTAGGGGATGTCGTTCATAGGGCGTCAGGTGAAAGGCCCCCCGCCGCCGAAGCTGCCTGCGGGCCCGCGGGAGGGGGTGGCAAGCCGAGCGGCGCTTCGGGCGGGGGGGGCGGTGCGGGAATCAGGTACGGGGTCGCGTCGATGTCGAGGCTCATCGCCCAGTCCCTCATCAGGGCGTTGAATGGTTCGACCACGCCGCCAGTTGCCAGCGGCGCGAGGATCGGACCGAGCGTTTGGATCGCCAGCGTCATTTGTTCGACGCGGCTGGCCTTGTTCGGCTTGCGGGCGCTACCGGCCTCGACCCGGAACAGGAAGTCCCGCGTCAGGCTCACGAGATCCCGTTTGGCGACGTGCTGCTCCCAGGCGATGGCGCCCATCGGGCCGAGTATGGGAGCGACGTCCTTCGGCTCGAGGAGCCAGCGGGCCGCCAGGGCTTCCCGCCGGGCGAGCGTGGACATCGCGTCCTCGAGGTCGTTGGCCATGTTGTCGGGCCTGACCGAGACGTTTTCCTGCTTGATGGTCGCCTCGGCGGCGCTGCGGAACTGGCTGCGGGTGTACCCGTAGGCGAGTTCCGTGAGCCCGGTCCGCTGGGCGAACTGGTCGGCCACGGCGGTGAGAATGTCCCACAGGTCTTTGGTCACCTGCGGCAACTGGAAGGTGCTGAGGACATCCTCGACCCGCCGGCCGAGCAGTTCGGCCAACTCGACGATCTTGAAGCCGCCCTCGCTGGGCGCGAGGAGTTGATCCTTGAACTCCTGGTCGGCGGCCTTCTGCACCGCGATGATCGTCTCGCAACTGGTGGCAATCCGGCTGGCGAGGAACGACATGCCCCAGTTCAGCATCCGCAGTTCGCCCACTGCCGGCTTGATGTGCGAGATGGGCCACGCGTAGCCCGGCTTGGGATGGAAGGCGAGCGGCACGAACGGCCAGCCGCCGGGGTCCACGAAGTAGGGCACCGGCCAGGACATGCGGAGCATGAGGCTCTGCGGGATGCCCGTCTCGGGCTCGATCTCCTCCTGCATCACCGACGGCGGAAGGTTGAGCGGGTAGTCGACGCCCTCGCAAATCACGAGGTAGCAGTACTTCCCAATCGAGTCGAACAGGCCGCGGCTCTCCTTCGGGGCGTCCTTGAATCGGTCGCCGGCCCCGCACTTGCTCCAGACCTTGTAGTAGGTGACGAGTCGCTGGGTCTGGCCGGACTTCTTGCGGGTGTTCCGCGGCTCGTTGTCGGCCTTGATCTCCGTGTTGCCGTCGAGGTGCCGGGCCAGGTCATCCTCGGGAATCTGGTACTCGAGGGCCACTTCCTCCAGCGGCCTCACGCAGCGGCGGGCGCACCAGAGCATGTCGTCCATGTTGTCGAAGTCGGGGTCGATGAGCAGGTTGTCGACGGTGTCGTAGAAGCTGCCGACCATCCGCACGGTTTCGGCACCGGAACCGTCGATCTCGATGAGTTCCGGCCAGAGGACGCCCATGCCCTTCATCAGCGCCTCGTTGACGAACTTCTTCGCCTGCCGCTTGAGGTCGAGTTCGTTGGGCGTGTAGTTGAGATAGGACTCGAGCAACTGCCGGGCGACGTCGCGGCTGCTGCGGGCCTCCGCGTCGGCCTGTGCGACCCCGAGCAGTTGGCTCTGGTCCGGCGTCAGCATCGCCATGTCCGCCGGCAGACCGTAGGCCGCGGCCGGCAGGTCGGGCTGCTGGTACAGCGTGACCGTGCGGACCGGGTTTCGGTGGTAGATGACCGCCCCGAAGATCTCGATCAACTCGAAGACCTTGTTGACCTGCATGCGGAACGCGGGCGGGGCGATCGAACTGTTGTAGCCCTTCTCCCCCCGCGCATAGGCGTCCTTCCACATCCAGTTGTGGTCGCCGTCGAAGAAGAGCGCCGCTTCCTTCGCGTCATCCGCGAAGGGCTTCTTGTACTTGAGCGCAGCCTCGAACTTCTTTGACCAGGTGCGGACGAGCTGCCGCAGTGGGTTACTTTCCGGCAGGCTTGGCTTCGGCATGGCTCGCGAGCTTGTGAATGAGGGTGGTGAGCGGTGCGTAGTCCCAGCAACCGAGTTCGGCCCAGCCGGGGTTCTCGAGAATCGCGGGGTCGTCCTTGTGGTGGACGCTCGACTTCTGCACGAATCCCGAGGGGGTGAAGGCGAGCAGGTTCACGGTGCTCGCGCCACGCTCGTCAGTGACCCAGCCGATGCAGGGATTCGAGAAGTGGTGAATGTCGGTCGAGAACAGCACGAGGTCGCCGGGCTGCGGGCGGGGCATCTGGTACATCAGTTTTTTCCTCCTTGGGGGCCGAGATAGACGAACGATCCGTCGTTGAGCGACTTGCGGCGGCCAGCCTGCCACTTCACCCACCACGGCTCCGGCTCCGCCGTGACGACCGGCGGCGTGTGGTAGGAGGGGCGGTAGGCGCAGAGGTACTCGAGGCACTGGCAGAGGTGGACCTCGCCGCGGGTGTTCGGCTTGTCGGTGACGATGGGGACGCCGCTGACGTAGTTGACGACCTTGCGGTACCGCTTGATCTCGCGCTCCAAGTCGGGGGCGGCGCCGCGAAGGATGCGTACCGTCGGAGTTCCGCTGGGCCGGATGTGCAGGGCGGCGCGGGTGCTCTCGCAGCGGGCAATCACGTCGTCGCAGCCGGCCAGAAAGGAACTGCCGGTGATCTGTGAGCGGACGCCCCGCTTCATCAACTGCTCGGTGTACTGCTCGACGGGCAGCCGGCCGGAGCCGATGTCGCGGAGCCGGCCACCGTGGGCGTCGATGAGGAAGGCGTGAAAGTGGTGGCTGAGCACCTTCTTCGCGAACTGCTCGCCGAAGACCACCGCGTTGGACTGCCGCAGGTAGAGCTGGTCGTAGACGAGCCAGAAATCTCCCGACGGCGGCACGGCGGCGAACAGCACGGCCGTGACGGCGTGGCCGGGGTCGACCACCGCATAGCGGCACCAGTTGGACGGAACGTGTCCCTCGGGCAGTTCGGCGCGGTCGAGCCCGTGGATCGACATATCGAACGACGGGTAGACGAGGACGCTGTCGACGATGAAATCGCCCTCGGCCCGCATCCGCAGCACGTCGTCACCGCTGGCGGCCCAGCGTTCGATCGACTTCCGCTTCTCGTCTTCGTCGAGGTGCGGGTTGTCGAGAAACCGGAGGCGGAACAGGCGGATGGAGGACTTCTCGCCGAGCGCGGCCTCGCTGGCCTCGGCTCGTTCCTTCATGCCCAAGAGGGCGTTGTTCGTGGAGTGCGGCATCGCGCTCCACTGAAACTTTCCCTTGCGGTCGACGATGCGGGCCAGGCTCTCGGGGATCCACCGCTCGTCGTTCAAGTCCTC